GACGCCTCCTACGGTACCGGCGTCGCGCTTGGTACTGCAGGAGTCATCACCGGCGGCACCGCATTAGCCACCGCGACCACAGCCACTCCAACGGTCGACACGTCAGTCATCGCCACCAGTGTTTCCACTGGGACTGCCGCTACAGCAGGGGCTGGCTATGTCGTCGTGGAATACTTGCCAGTCGAATAACGAACATGGACGTGGGGACGTTCCCCGCGTCCTTTCGCTGGAGTTCAAATGAAAATCGGCCTCTGCACGCCTAATCGCTTGGGCGCAGTGCATCATCAGCACATGTTCTCGCTCATCGATACGCTGAGACTCGCTTCGCAGCGAAGCATCGAGGTCGTTCCTTATAACGGTCCAGGTTGTGCCATCCTGCCGCGGGTGCGCAATCGCCTAGTCGCCAATGCGCTCGCCGACAAATGCGATTGGATTATTTTTGTCGACGACGACATCGCTTGGAATGCACCAGATTTATTTAAACTCACCGAACACGGTGTCGAGGTCGTCGGTGGGGTTGGTGCCAAGCGGCATCAACGCTGGGACGAAGAACCCGGCGTCGTGATGCAATGGCCACAAGGTCCGCTGATCGGAGCCTTGACCAAGGCCGGTCGGCTCTGGCGCGTGGATGGCGCGGGGGCAGGGTTTCTCGCCATTCGATCCGATGTATTCACTAAGTTGGAACCAGTTACGCAGCGCTATACCTGCCAGGGTGACCCTAAGACCTATCCAATGCGAACTTGGTTCTGGCTCGATCTCATTGACGACGGCACCGAACTGCAGGACGAGGGCGAAGACTACAACTTCTGTCGCAAGTGGCGTGAGATCGGTGGCCATTGCTGGATCGATCCCGACATCCGGCTGCGGCACTACGACGGTAATGTCTGTCACGACCGTTGTCCGGCCGACATGGAAACTACAAAAGCGGAGGCGGCGTGATGGCTAAGCTGACTTGGTTGGGCGAGGACGAACTGCATCAGCGCGAAGACGGCAGCGGCATCGGCCCGAGCTTCGTCGTGACCTTTGGAAACCACCGCTTCGACAAGGGCAAGCCGGTCGCTATTACCGAGTGGGCGTTCATCAACCGCGCGATCGGCAACCGTTTCTTCGAGGTCGAACTGACCGCCGCCGAGCAGCAGCGGTACGACGAGGAACACATGCCCGAGCCGGCCGACGAGGCGCCGGAACCCAAACGCCGTTCTGGCCGTCCACCGAAGGTAAAAGCCGATGCCATCGACAGCAACGCGGCCTGAACTCATCGACGCGGTTCTCGACGAGCTCGGCCTGCCGGGCGCGGGACAAACCAACTCGGCTGAGGATGTGGCTAAGATCGACGGCATCATCGACAAGTGTCTAGACGACCTGGTGGGTCAAGAAGTCATCCGGTTGCAGGACACTGACGAGTTTCCTTACGTCATTTTCAATCCGCTAGTCGCCTACATCGCCGAGGTGGCCGCCCGCGCTTATGGCGCACAGAAGAACATCCAGATGATGGAATGGGCCATGCAGAAGTTGCGGGTGGCGGCGCGGGGCGGCCCGACCTACGAGACCATGCGCTCGGAATACTTCTGATGACCGCCATACCCTTCCCGCTCTCCTCCGCCCCCGGCCGTGTGCCGCAGGAAGGCGCCGGCCGCCTGCTCAACTGTTTCGCCGAGCCGCTGGGCGATGGTCGCGTGGTGTGGGCGCGCTGTCCCGGCCTGACGCAGTTCGCAACCTCGACCCAGACAGGGTTCTGTGGTGGCCTGCTGGTCGCCGGCACGCTCTACACCGCATGGGACGGCCACGTCGCCATCTTCAACAGCAGCGGCAGCGAGACCGTGCTGACCGGCGGCCCGGCGACCACCACCAGCAAGGGCTTCTGGGCGCGCAACAACAACCCGACGCCCGACATTGTGTTCGTCGATCCAGACAACCATGTCTACACGGTAGCCTTGACCCCCACCCCGCCGGAAACTCTACAGGTGGGCCTCTTTGTCGACGCCGATGTTGCTGCCGCCAACTCAGTCTGCTTCCAGCACGGCTATTTCTTCTTCACCATCGGCGACGGCACCATCTGGGCGTCCGATCTCAATTCGGTCAACGTCAATGGGTTTTCCTTCACGGTGGCGGAAGCCAAGCCCGACGGCGCTCTGCGCGCGATCCCGTGGCAAGACCAACTCTATGTCTTTGGTCCGTCGTCGATCGAGATCTATCAGGATACTGCCAACACGCCGCCGGCGTTTCCCTATTCGCTAGTGAACTCGATGTCGACGGGTCTAGCCGGCCGTTACGCCGTCGCTGGTCACGAGGACGGCTTTGGCGGCAAGGGCCTGATTTGGGTTGCCGACGACAATACCGTCGTCATCCTCAACGGCTATCAGCCCAACAAGGTCTCGCCACCGGAACTCGATCGGCTGATCGAGGCCGTTACCGACAAGAATACGCTGGAGGCCTGCGTCTACATCTCGGGCGGCCATCCCAAATGGGTGCTGTCGTGTGATGCCTGGACTTGGGAGTTCGATCTCAACACCCAGAAATGGAACGAGCGCGCGTCCTACGAGATCGCCCGCTGGCGCGGCACCCAAGCGGTGTATGCGTTCGGCCAATGGATTGTTGGCGATACCATCTCGGACAGCGACAGCGTATCAGGCAGCAAACTGCTCGCCGTCGACAACATGGCACACACCGAGGACGGCGATCCGTTGCTCTATCGCATCGAGAGTGGGCCGGTCCAAAGTCTTGGCAAGGGTCATCCGGTGTTCCCCAATCGCACCGTCGTCCCGCGCGCCGACTTTCAATTCGCCACTGGCACCGGCATCGCCACCGGCCCCGATCCGATCGCCACCCAGCCGCGGGTGCGGATCTCCTGGTCCGACAATGGCGGCGTTCACTGGGGCAATCCCTTACATCGTGAGTTGGGAGTTCAAGGTCGCGGTGAGCAGCGGGTCACTGTCACGCGCACCGGCATGGCAGGACCGGGCGGCAGACGCTGGCGGCTCGATGTCACCGATCCGGTGCATGTCGGCCTGATGGGCGGCGACCAGGCCACACAGTTGCGAGCCGACTGATGGCCACGACCTCGCCCGCACTACCGCCGATGCCATCACCGAACGTGCCGCTGGTGGACCCGAAAACGGGTCTGCTCGACCCGAACTGGTACTCCTGGCTCGTCATCTTGAGGAAGATCGTCAGTACGCTGCGCACCGAGGTCTAGGGGTGCGTTGTTGGCATCGATAGAGTTGCCAATTTGGCGAGTCTAAAGAGGAGTATGTGTCATCGGCCTCTTCGACTTTTTCAGTTCTAAGCCCGGCAAGGACGCCGCCGCAGCGCGCGTCACTGGCCTCAACCAGGGTTACAGCCAACTGTCCGACCTGTACGGGCAGGGTGCCAATGCGCTGACCAGCAACACGCAACAGGGCATCGGGCTCTACCAGCCGCTGATCCAGAGCACGCAGGCAGGCTCGAGCGCCTATGCCGACGCAACGGGCGCCAACGGGCCGAAGGGTCTGGCGCGTGCGCAGCAATTGTTCACGGCAACTCCCGGCTATCAGGAGGGCCTGAACCAGACGCTCAACCAGAACGACCGCCGGGCGGCCTCGCGCGGCATGCTCAATTCGGGCAACACCATCGCCGACACCACCAAGCTCGCCACCGACTACGCCAACCAGAAATACGGCTCCTACGTTCAGGGTCTGCAACCTTATCTCGGTGCCAACCAGGGTGCCGTGGGCGGGGCGGCTAACCTCTACAGCGGTCTCGGCACCGGCCTGGCGGGCCTCTACGGACAGCAGGGGCAGGCGGCGCAGGCCACCCAGACCGGCATCGGCAACGCCCAAGCAGACGCCGCCATGGCCGACTACAACGCCTCGGGCAACATCTGGAAGACACTGCTGGGCGGGGCCAGTGCGGCGGCTACTTACTTTGGCGCCAAACCGAAGACGGCCTAACGCATGACCATCACTCCCGCCGACAGCCTTGATCTGCTTATCGCTCGCGGGCCGCCGGACGCCACCGATTTCGCCAAGCAGATCGCCAGCCTGCCGGGGGCCTACTACGCCGGCCTTGACGAGGCCTACAAGCGGCGCACGCAGGATGCGTTCGCAGGCGGCTATCCGACGATCGATGTCAAAGGCGCGGATGGGAAAACGGTGACCATCCCTAACTATGGAGCGATGACCGATACGATTTTGCGAGCGGGCGGCATTCCCGCCATCCCCTCGGCCGTGTCGCTGTCCAATCTCGACCTTGCACGGCAAAAGCTGATCTACGGCTGGAGCATCAACGAGCAGATCAATCCGCCGGTCGCCCCTGGTGCGCCGCCGTCCACTGCGGCTCCCAGTTCAACAAGCGGAAGTTATAAGCCCTATACGCAAGGAACCAATCCAAATACGATCCAAAACATTCTGGCCGCGCAGGGCATTACTGACCCGGCCCAAGTTTATCCACTAGCCCAACAGGTGGCGACCACTCTTGGACAAGATATCGACGCCCCCCTCGATCTGAGTAATCCGACTCATCGCGCCGCTGCTCTTGCAGCGGTTACCAAGGGCAAGCAAGCGGCACAACCACAACAGTCTGTTGCGCAAGCACAACCGCAGCAGCCTGCCCCACAAGTCCCGCCTGCGCCAGCCACGCCGGCCTTCGGCGACCGCTTCAGTCCTGCTTACAATGGCGGTGTTCCATCATCTGTCCCCAGCGTCATTCCCTCGACCGGCGGCGCCCTGATCCCGGCCGGCCGCACCGATGCCCAGCAATTGACGCTCATTGACCGGGCGCTCGGTTCCGGCATGCTGGAACCCGATCAGGCCAAGGCCCTGCAGTCGCAAGCCGACGCCATCCGCAAGAACATGGAACTCACGCCCGGCGGTAAGGACTACCGGGATTATGTCGATCAGATGATCAAGTCGGGACGGACCCCACTCAGTCGGGATCAGTGGGAGACCCAGAACAAGTTTGAGCAGGGACGCGCTGGAGAGCAGGGGACGATCTGGGCCAAGAAGGGCGAGGCAATCGCCAAGGCCGGCTTTGAGTCAACGTCGGAGATCCCGAAATTGCAACTCGCCAAGCAGCTCATGGCCGACCCCAACTTCTATTCCGGCCCATTGGAAAAGCAGAACGAGACCTACAAGAGCATCTTGGCGACGATTGATCCCTCGCAAGCCAACGCCGCTCTGCCGCAGCAAGCATTCAAGAAGGTAGTATCCGATAGTCTTCGTTCCTCCATTCAAAGCCTCGCCCAGGCTGGTGCCGGCCGCGTGCAACTGGCTGAAATCCGCATTCTCGAGCGGTCTGCCGCCAACCAGGCCAATACGCCAGCCGCCAACCGATTGCTTGTCGAGCTCGCCACGCGGGCGCATCAGCAATCGGCAGCCATCGCCGATCTCGCAAGCCAGTACAAGGGTGGCAATCTTGACCCTGGCTTCGACATGGCAATGCGCAATTATGTGAAGCAGCATCCGCTCGTTAATGCTGCCGAACTCAAAGATCCTGCCAGGATTGCACCTCCAATCTTCCCGTCGCTGGCTGCCGCGAAAGCAAAGGGCATTCACAACAGTTGGGTCGAGTCGCCTGATGGCAAACAGTTCTTCATCCCATGACCGACACCTACCAGCCGAGCGAGACGTATAACCCGCTCCGCATCAAAATCGGCGGTCCTCCGGTTGCGGAAGGTGACCCGTGGGCTGGTGCTCTCACCGATCGCCCCGAGGCGGCACAGAGCGGGTCCACGACTGACGCTTGGGCAGGAGCTCTGACCGAGCGGCCCGCAACCAAGGCAGAAGAGACCAAAGCTAGAGAGACCGCGATATCCGCTCCCGCCGCCGCCGCGATGGGCGTGGCCGAGGGCGCATCTTTCGGTGCCGCTCCCGCTATTGCCGGCGTCCATGCTGCCGGCATGTCGCTGCTGCCGAAAGAGGCCAAGGATGCCGTTGAAAAATATGGCCATTCGGCAGTGCTGGGACCGTTGCTCGCTGGGTTAGGACGGCTCGGATACGAAAACCTAATAGCTCCTGCGCTTGGAGAAGGCCGTACCCTTTCATCTCTCATAACCGGAGACACGAGCGGGCCGGGAACAAAGGCCTATACAGCGGCACGCGAGGCCTATGGGGCCGAGCAGCAGGCGGCAAGCGAACAGCATCCCATCGCCTATACCGCCGGTCAGGTCGGCGGATCGCTGGCCACGCCCGGCTTCGGCGTCGGCGCCGGCACCACGACGGCAGCCCGCATTGGCAGTGGCATTACCTCGGGGGCCATCGGCGGCGGCCTCTATGGTGCCGGGCAAGCCATCAGCGAGAACCAGGACCCGCTCGGCATTGCTGGCGGCGCGGCGTCAGGCGCGGCCACGGGCGGCGTCTTTGGCGGGGCGGGTGCGGGTCTATTGAGTGCCGCCCAGAAGGGCGCGAGCAAGGTCGCATCCATTTTCCGCGGGGCCAAGAACACCGACGCCGAAGCGGCGCGGCGCATCATCGTCCAGTTGAGGGCCGACTTCAAAGCCAACGGCGATAAATGGACGCCGGAAACACGCAAGGCCGCGCAAGACGCCGGCATTCCACTCGGCTGGGTCGATCGCGGTGGTGAGGGCACGCGGGCGCTGGCGCGCTCGGCCGCCAATGAGTCGCCGCAGGGCCGCCAAGCCCTCACTGACGTGTTCGATCCGCGCTTTGAGGAACAGTCTACCAGAGCCGGTCGCTTCATCCGCAACCTGACCGGCGGCGGACGCGCCGTCGACGACCTTGAGAAGATCGACCAGGTGGCGAGGACCGCCAATGCGCCCGCCTACAAGCGCGCTTATGCGGCGGGTGATCGGCCGATCTGGTCGCCGGAACTCGAACGGCTGATGAACAGCGGCGAGATCGCCAAGGCCACGCGCGGTGCGGTCAAACGCTGGGGCGACTTCCAGGTTCGTGATGGCTATGGTGGCCTGAACCCGCCGGTAAAAGTCACGCCCGATGGCCGCTTTGTCTCCACAGGTGGCCGCGGAATACCGACCTATCCCAATATTCAGTTCTGGGACTATGCCGCCCGCAACCTAGCGCGCCGGGCAGAACAAGCGCGCTCCAAAGGAGACAAGACATCAGCCCTGCTTTACGGCGATCTCGAGCGGCAACTGAAGGCCGCGCTCGACAAGCAGGTTCCTGAATATGCTGCCGCGCGGCAGGGTGCTCATATCTTCTTCGGGGCCGAGAATGCGCTGGAAGCCGGCAAGAACTTCGTCATGTCAACGGCGACCGGCAAAGCCGAGTTGCTACAGCGTCGGGCCATCGCAAAGATGTCGCCGGCCGAGAAGGAATTGTTCGCTCACGGCTTCGCGTCCGAATTGGCTGATAAGTTTGAGAAGATCGGTTTCAACCGCGATATCCTCAACTCCGTCTTCGTCAACAATGCCGCCGCCAAGCAGCGCATCGAGCAGGCACTTGGGCCTGATCGGGCGGCGCGGCTGGAGGCCTATCTGCGTGCCGAGTCGCTGGTGAACCAATCGCGCAAGGCCATGGGCGGCTCAACCACGGCCCGACAGTTGAAAGAATATGGCCTGGCCAGCGGCGGGCTTGGCGGGGCGGTTGCCGGCTATGACGAATTAACAGGGCAGGACTTTGATCCAAAGCGCGTGATCTATGCCGCACTCTTCGGTGGGGGCCTACGCTACGGTGCCCACAAGATCGACGCCAAGGTCGCCCAGCGGGTGGCCGAAATGCTGGCCTCAAACGATCCCAATATCCTCGACAAGGGCGTCAAGATCGTCGCCTCTCGGCCCTACCTGATGGATGCGCTG